GATTGGGGTAAACTCAAAGAGCTCCTAAAATTAGATTTAAAGGCTCGCTTCGCCTGGCTCTTAGACCTAGAAAAATTCCTTGATGACAAGTCTTGGATTAATGAGCTGTGCGCAATCCTCAATCTTTTCAAGGATTTATGTCCCAAAGATCTTCTGCCTATTATAGCAATGCTTACAGCATTCTTAATGAGAACTCTGGACGCTATCAAGCTAAATCTAACTGGAGCTCTTAAGGATATTTTAGGAATGATACTACGGCCCTATATCGCGGGGCTCGAAGACTTTCTTAACATGTTCATCCAGTTCTACGTAGACCAGATTCAGTGCATCCTCAATCTTTTAATTGTTACAGGAGAGGAACTAAGAGATCTAGAGATCAGAACCTTCAAGGAAGAGGCGGCAGCCGCAATCGGGTTAAGAACCACTCCATCTAACGAAGAGCCGTGGAGGTTTGACCAAGATAGTTCTGCCCGAAAGGCGTTCGACTTAACTGCGAAGACTGGGCGAAAGATAGATAAAATTGTAAACGAAGATAGACGAAAACTCGTAAACAACATCGCAAACTTAGAATTCTTAAAGGAATCTGGACGGCTTGATGGTGTCCCAGTCGTTAGTCAAGCTCAAAGCTTTCTCTTATACCTTGTCTCCAAGGTCCGCTCAGGAGTTGATTGGGTACAAGAACAGGCCGCCAAGGTTCAAGATGCGATGATCGATCTTTTAGGGGGCGAGTGGTTGATCACTAAACAGAACATGAGTTTTGCCCAAGACTTAAAAGCCGTCGCCACGATTATCCAAATCCTTAAGGCTATTGCAGCTGTCGTAGGAGGCAAGGGTCAGTTATGCACTGAAGATGATGTCAGGAGTGTGATTGATGTCATTAACAGAGACGCTCCTGGTACGGTCCAAATTATAGAAGATCAACCAGACAATCAGTCTAACCCCCTTCTCCCAACTAACGACTCACAAAGAGAGCCAGGAACTCCTTCTGATTCTCGCGGGAGAGATTCTTCTACGGGGGCAGCAAATCCACCACAGGGCGTGCCATTCTCTATAAAGAAGTGCATGAAATGGGACTCTGTTGATGAACTCGCACAGCTACAGCGCTATATAAGGAGCTTGGAGTAAACGATGGCCGATCCATTTGAAGTTTCAGAGATAGAGATAAAAGATGGCTTTCTCGTTAGTCAGAAGATCATTGACCAAGTCCCTCATATTAGCCTTATAAATCGCCTTGAGACCAAGACACGCAGAGAGTCCTTTACCTATATCCCCTCTGCCCAAAACAACAACGGAAAGGCAGACAATGGATTCCAGAAGCAAGAATACGACTTTATCGAGATTGGGAAGGCTGAAGACACTGATTCCTATGTCTACCAGAGCATCTTTAAGAGACTGTCTCTCGCTATGGCCCAGGGGTTCTCTTTCGTCTCGCGGAATAGGGAGGCCTTAACCTATATCCAGGAGCGCATCGCTCAACTTGAAGTTGTTCAAGGACAGACATTCTGGACGCTCGTGACAGAAGTCCTAGGTTGCCTATTTCGATATCATAACTGTTTTATCATCAAGTCTAGAGACCCAGATAATTCAGGCGGTCGGACAAGAAGCTCTGATGGACAGACAGTTGAGCCGATATCAGAGTTGAGTGTAGTCTCTCCTGAAGTGATGGAGATTAAGATTGGAAAGAACAATCGCCCCGTAGGATACAAACAGCTTATGCCTGATGGTCGACATAAGCTATATCTAGCGAGGGATGTTATCCATGTCCATATTAATAAAAAGCCGCACTTTATATCAGCAGCCCCATCTTGGCAGCCTGTACTTAACGATGTGGCAGCCCTCCGTCGGATTGAAGAGAACATTGAGAACTTAATCTACCAACACCTTTACCCCCTGTATCATTACAAGGTTGGGAATAAAGATGCTCCTGCCAAGCGTTACGAGAATGGCTATACTGAGATTGATGAAGTAAAGGTTAAGCTAAAGTACATGCCAAGTGATGGGATGGTGGTAACCCCTGATCGTCACGAGATTAAACTTATCTCAGACGGGCGTGTACTAAGGGCCGAGGCCTACCTGGAGCACTTTAAGAATCGCGTCATTGCCGGTTCGGGGATGTCGCAGATTGACTTTGGCGATGGTGATACCGCGAATCGGTCCACAAGTGACACCATGTCCAAGTTGGCCGTTAATAACGTAAAGTTCTATCAAAAGGTTCTAGCTGATAGTATAAATTTCAGTCTTATTCGCGAACTCCTCTTAGAGAGTACATTTGGCGGGGATGTCTTATCTGCAGATAACATCGTAAAAATGCAGTTTGCTGAGATTGACCTTGAGATGCAGATAAAGACTCAGAACCATTATATGCTACTCTATAATGGCAATGTTATCACCCGGACTCATGCCCGCAATATGTCGGGGTGGGAGGCTCTCACCGAAGAAGAAGAAGGTGACCTCTACCTTGAAACCGTCTCGATGCCAGAAGCGGACAAGGCCCAAGAAGGGGCAATGGCTTTAGCGAAAAGTAAGCAACAGCCGACTAATCAACATAAGACAAACGCGGGGCCGACAAAGAAGAAGAGCTCTGTCCAAAGAGATTCTAGGGCACAGGACTTATTTAACAATCTTAGGCTAGATGTTAGAGATACATCACAACGGGGGTTCAACCTTGGGCAGATAAGGCAACTCTTTTTCCTTACAGAGACGCAGATCGTTGAGGTTCTTCAAGATAAAGTTCGAAGAGCAGTGATCTCTAATTTAAGGGATGTCGTTGTTACAACAGCGATTCTCGATCGAATGGAAGGGATTGCTATCTCTATGGAGGACGAAGTCAGAGACAGTGTCCACAAAGTCTTCAAAGACTGTTTGAGTGAAACTGTTGCGGAACTTATGACAGGGGAGAAGGACAACTTCACTTTAGACACTGTTGCTTATCGTATCGGCTTCATTGATAGAACTGTAACGCACAAAGCTGCGATAAGAGGTCAAGCTACAGCACTCCTACTTAGCGGGGTGAATCTTGTCCGTGTAGTCTCAGATGCTGATGGTGATGACCACGAAGAGTGGCATGGGGTTACTTTGGACCTCCACCAAATTCCAATGGACCGGCTACCGCCATTTCATCCAAATTGCAACTGTTCAATCCAACCGTTGAGGTAATTATGATAAACGAACTATGGAAGCGGCCTATCCCTACTGTTGACTATGCGTCAATAGTCATGGAGCCTGTTAGTGGGAAACAAGATCGCTCAAAAATTGATCACTTTGAAGACAGGGTTGTAGAGACCGGCTACAAGCTTAATGCAAAAGTAAAGATGACCTTTGCCGGGATGCGGACTCTAAATGATGCGTTATATCTTCCAGATGAGATGTACTCTGGAATGAAAACGTTTCTAACTCCATACCATAAGCCGATCACCCCACATCACAGAGAGAATGTTGATCCTATCGGAAGAGTTGTAGACGTTCGGTACAATGATACGGCAAATGCTGTTATCACGAGAGACGAAAGGGCGGCTAGGGCTATGGGGGTCTTTAGAGATAAGACCTCAACGAAAAAGGCTCGTGTAAGTACAGCTCAAACATTCTTAGACCTTGAGAAGACTGAAGGGTACATGGGGGTAGGTCATATCTATGGGCTATGGGAAGTCACCGACCCAGACGCCATCCAAAAGGTCCTCGACAGGAGATATCTAACTGTCTCAACTGACTTTAGCCCACAGGGGGCCCACTGCTCTAGTTGCATAATGGATGGGGTACTTACCGACTGGCGGACTGATGACTGCGAACACTCTCAAGGAAGAGTTTACGATGGGTATCGATGTGTTGCTGTTCCTTATGGATTCAACTATAACTCGGTAAGCCCGGTAAATGATCCAGCTGCTGTCTTCGCATCTATTGTGGAGGTTGGGCCGGGGTTAAGTTTCGCGGACGCTGTTGCTAAAGTGGATCGTCCCATGGTCACTGAAATCTTCTCGGACCTTAAGCTCGTAAAGAACGACACCCTCGGTAAGTTCCAGGACAGTCAAAAAATATCCCTAGAAAATGCGGTTGATGTAATTGGAAATAGTGAACCCGCCAAAATTAATTTCCCCACAGAGACAACAATGAATAAACTCTCGAATCTTACAAAGGATTCGGCATCAAACTATGATGCTCTTGCCAAATTCTTACCAGAAGACTCTGCTAGACTCACTGGCGACCTCCTGGCTCAACTGTTAGACTCGGATTTTGCAGGCCCCCGCCGGACATTCTTGGCTCGAGACCTTGAGCACATCGTAGCGGCAAAAGCGTTGCTCGAAACAGTTGAAGACTCTGATAACAAGGCACTGATTCTTGCTGATCTTGAAGATCGGGTTAAGGCCTTAGAAGTTCCCATGGAGGTGGCTGTAGCGGAGGTTGCCGTCACCTCCGCGGAGCCAATTGTTGATGCTGTAGCTGACACCTCAGACCCAGTTGAACCAGAAGTCAAGACGGTGGTGGTCAGTGAGGAGGCTTGGCATGACGCAGTGAAGGCCGTTGCCGAATTAGCTGACCTAAAGGACTCTCGAGACATTCTAAAGTCTCAACTCGACTCTGCGAAGAATAGGTTAGAGTCACTGAAGGCTGAGAACGAGAAACTCGCTAAGGACCATAAGTCGGTTCTAGCAGAAACACTAGCAGACAAGATGGTTGCTAAGGGATTTACTGTAACGGATAGGGCGACAAAGGTGGATGAGCTAAGATCTCGGACGATCGAGTCACTAAAGGACTCTCTACGAGACCTATCCGAGAAGGTGAATACGGGGCTTGCGAATACTGTTCCAGTTCATCCATCTCAAGAAAAAGTGGTCGACACTGTGGCTGAAGTCCCGTCAATCCCCACAAAGGAAGACCGAAATCGTTTTAAGGCGATTTTTGACCAATACGAAGATCTATACTGTAAACCAAGCGGAGAAAGACTCGCCAACGCATTCTGGAAGGACCAGCAAGCGAAGGGGCTGATTCCCGCTAACTTGAATCCATAATTGGAGATTTAATTAAATGGCGTATAATCCTACACCAAAGCGGGCGGAGTCAGAGCGTGGTAAGATCATGCCGGCGACTCGGTACTG